GATGCGCCAGTTCGTTAGCGCGCTCTTGTCGTCGAGCGGATCGGCGAACGACGACGGACGCGAGTAGCGCTCACCCTTGCCGTCGACGACGACCTGTGGTGCGCCGTTGGCACGGCGGTAGTCGGTCCGCGTCGTTGGTTCGATGTCTTCCAGGTCGAGGCTCATGGGGTCGCCGCTTCTACGGCTGCGGTATGGAAGGGGCAGTCGTCGGCGTGTACACCGGTCTCGGTGTTGCAGGTGCATTGTTGAATCAGGGGTAAATCGTCGGGGTTCATGCGGCAGTCGCTTTCAAGGTGAACTCGTTGACGAAGTTGACGACGAGTGGATGGGTTGGGACCAGCGCGTACAGGTCGAGCAGCATCTGCGCCAGGTGGCATTCGTTGTTGGTCGCTCCGTGCTCGGCGAAGTGCTCCAACGTCTTCACGAAGCAAGTGTGACCAATGGATGTGACATCGCTCATCGCGTGATCCGATCGAAGACGAGCACGAACTCATCGCCATCGCGTTCCCAGCGATAGACCTCGGTGGGCATCGGCGGCGGCGGGGGAATGTCGTCGTCCGGTTCGTTGCCTGCCCATCGCCAAGCGCGAGCGATGCCGTATTGCGCGAACCAGGCGGCGTAGTCGGCGTTGTACTGATCGTCGATGATGGGGTGTATCGCTTCCGCGCCCATCACGTCTTGTTCAGCACCGTCGAGCAATCCTCCGATGAAGCGGGCGATCATTGCGACTCCTTCTGGCCGTGGAACGCGATCAATACCGCTTCTGCTCTGTTGTGGTCTTTCTTGCGTTTCAGGTCGTCTTTCAACGATGGGAACATCTCGCGGGCCCGCATCCGTGATGCCTCTTTGCGATCGGCGGCAGCCACGTTCGACAGTCCGACTCGGCGTTGCCAATCCTTCGGTTTGATGCGATGCAGCGGCAGTTCCATGCACAGCACGGCGGCGACGATCAAACCCTCGCTGCGTCCCATCGAGAAGTTCGCGAGACTGCCGTTTCCCGCCATCGCCCGGTTGTCTTCGAGGTACACACTGTGAACGCCCCAGGCTTGCAGTTGTTCTTGCAAGGCAACCGGGTCGATGCCGTGTGGCCCGGTGGGCAGGTCGACGACGGCCGCGAGGCCGACCGAGTCCACCCACGCAACTGCCCCGGTGGTGCCGGGGTCGATCCCGGCGACCCTCACTTACGGTCGGGCGGGTAGGTGCGCACGAGCGCGTTGACGATGTAGCGAGTCAACGACACACCGTTCTGGCGCGCCTCGCGCATCAACTGCTCGCGGTAGTGCCAGGGAATCTTGAAGTTGAGTTGGACGGGTGTGTCCAGCGGGTCGGGTGGGACTCTGTCGGGCTTGGTCTGTACTTCTAGTGCCATACGGGTAAGTGTAGCATACTTATTCCGCAAAGAATAGTTATAACCCCGTTATGTCTTGGCCCAGATCGAGGCCCAATCGACCAGCACGTCGCCTTGCGTCGCCGGGTTCGGATACACCGACGAGAGTTCGGTCTCGGTCTGCCACACCCAATGCATCTTCGTATTTGGAACCCGCTCGATGGTGCGCCCAACCACGACACCATCGAGCAGGAGCCTCACCTGCCCCGGAGACCACTCCGTCACATACGTGTGCCACTGTGTCATGTCCACCGCGATCGGGCCAGTGGCGTACTGGTCCGATCCGACCGTCGCACCCTGGCGATGCACGAACCCACCCGTCGACACGAGCGACTTCAAGTTCGACTCGGGGAAGTCGATTTCGCCGTTCGGCAGATTGGTGCCGACATCGGGCCACAACAGCCAGGCGATCTTGAAGCCCGGCACCGCAGCAGGGAAACGAGCACGGATCGCGTAGCGCCCGTACAACTGTCCCGGCCACTTGCCGTCACCGCCGATGTACGGCACCGGAGCCGCCACCTGTGGGACACCGTTGATCGTCGACAGATGAATCTTCAACGAGCCGCACGAGGCCGACATCGTCGTCGCCGGGTTGTACTGCCCCTTCTTCGATGTGTCGTAGTAGTTGTTCGGGTACGCCCGCAGCCGATCGCCGTACACGCCGGGGAACGCACCGAGCGCGAAGTCGGCACGGAAGTTGATCGACCAAATGAAGTCCCAGCCCGGCAGATCGTTCTGCGGGATCGGCACGCCTGACGGCAGCGCGCAGTTCACCGCGCCAGCGCGCGCGGGAGCCAACGTCGTCAGCAGCAGCAACGCTGCGAGTGCGAACCGGCGCACTACAGCAGCAACCAAGCGAGCGCGACGCAGGCGAACCCGGCGCGCACAATCACAGAATCAACGGCCTTCGCCATCGCCGCCATCACCGTCGCGATCACGAACAAGATGAACGCGATCAGGAACAGCACATCAGCGGTGTCGACTTCGCCGGACGCAATGTCAGCCAGCATCATTTGCCCCTTCCCATGCCCCTTCGGCGGATTCTGGCACAATGGCCCCGTGATCCGGGGCGATGCCGAGAAGAAGCAGGTGTTCATCGAATGGCTGTGCCTGCCCAAGCGTGAACGTGATCCGGCGACGCAAGAAGAACTCGCCAAACGCCTGCGGCTCGGCACCGGCACGCTCACGCGTTGGAAGAACGACTCGAAGTTCGTGGAGCGCTGGGAGCAGCACTACATGGCGACGATCGGCAGCCCCGAGCGCAAGCAGAACCTGCTCGACACGCTCTACAAGACCGGCACCGACAACGACGATCCGCGCCACGTCCAAGCCGCCAAGACGTACATGGAAATCGTCGAGGGTCTGAAGCCGCAGAAGTTGGAACTTACCGTCACCCGTCCCGCCAAGGATTTGAGCGACGAAGAACTCGACGCGATCGCTGCACAGTTCGCAGCGCGCGAGCGTGCCGCCAGGGAGCAAGAGCGGGCGTCGTGACGACGCCGGGGCGGTCCGGGTTCGAAGCACGAACCCATGACGCTGAACGTCGCGCGTTCTTCGATCTGAGCAAGCGCATCAGCGCCGTCGAAGAAGGCGGCGGCGGTGGCTCGACGATGGGTTGGGACTTCAAGGGCACGATCCCCACGCTCGGCCCGCCTACCGACGCCCAGGTGCCACCGCCACACCAAGACGGTGATCTGTGGATCGACTCGGCTGGCAACGGCTGGGCATGGAACGGCACCGCATGGGTGAACGTCGGCAAGGTGCAAGGCCCGACCGGGCCGCAAGGACCGCAAGGCATCCAGGGCGCGACCGGCGCCACGGGCGCGCAGGGACCGATCGGTGCCACCGGGCCGCAAGGCGTCAAAGGCGACACCGGAGCGACCGGCGCCACCGGGCCCACTGGACCGACCGGGCCCAAAGGCGACACTGGTGCGACCGGTGCCACCGGAGCCGACTCGATCGTGCCCGGCCCGGTCGGGCCCACCGGCCCGCAAGGCGAAGTCGGCGCGACCGGCGCCACTGGCGCCACCGGAGCCGAAGGCCCGCAGGGCATTCAAGGACCGCAAGGTCTGCAGGGGCCCACCGGCCCGCAGGGCGATACCGGTGATCCGGGCCCGCAAGGCGTCAAGGGTGATACCGGCGCGACCGGCGCGCAAGGGCCAATCGGCCTCACCGGACCTGAAGGCCCGCAGGGCGTCAAGGGCGATACCGGCGCGACTGGCGCGACCGGCGCGCAAGGGCCAATCGGCCTCACCGGACCAACCGGGCCGACCGGCGCCACGGGTGACGTAGGGGCCACCGGGCCCGCAGGTCCGCAAGGTATCAAGGGCGACACGGGGGCGACCGGCGCAACCGGCGCGCAAGGGCCGATCGGCCTTACCGGAGCGCAAGGCCCGCAAGGCATCCAGGGTGTCAAGGGCGACACCGGCACACAAGGCCCAGCGGGTGCCACCGGCCCGCAGGGTCCGATCGGGCCCGACGAAGTGATGGTTCGCCCGGACGATCCGTTCCCGACCAATCCGCTCGTCGACCTGTGGTACGACGACGATGCTGTTGCTCCGTCGATGCTCGCCTCGAACATCGCGTACACGCCGCCCGGCTTCCCGATCACCGCGACCAATCTGCAAGCTGCGATCAATCAACTGCCGCGTGGGCTGGTCGCTGCTGTTACCTCATCAGCGGCCGTCGTACTTCCGGCCAGCGGTGCCTTGCAATGGATCACCGCGGCGATGCCTTCGATGGCGTTGACGGTTGGTCGGCGCTACAAGTTCTCGTGGAGTTTCCGAGCAGTCGGTCGCACCGACAACAGTGATACGGCGTTTGGCACCAGCGTTCTACTTCTCAACGATGTCGGCAACGTCAACACCGGCTTCATTGATCACTGGCATCGGTTCGGTTCACAGTGGAGCAGTTTGAGTGGGTTCGTGCTTGTCGCTGGTGACGGCGTGTTACGCAGCTACAGGATGGGGACTTCCGTGAATGGCATTGCCATTGGACTCACCATCTATCCGACGCTGTTCATGCTCGAAGATGTGGGGGCGGTCTGATGGGTGTCCTGAAAGTTCGCAGCGGCAGTAGTTGGATCGACGTTGGCGTCGGTGGTGGACCGCTGCCGCCCGGTGGCGTGCTGGGCGACGTCCTCGTCAAGCAGTCAGCGACGAACAGCGATGCGCTGTGGGGTACGGCGATGCCGAAGCTGCGCCTGACATCGCCCGATGTTGTGACCTTGGCGGGCGACCTGAATCCACTCACGCTGGGCACAATCGCCGCGACCAACCTTGCCATGTACTCGACGGGGATGCAGGCCCGCAACAACGGTGTCGCGTCCACGTTGCGACTCAACTACTACGGCGGCGACGTGGCGATCGGCAACGACCAACCCGTCAAGCTCTACATCGGCAACGACGCCTACCTCACCGATGTCAATGTCGCCCATACGCTTGGCATCGTCAGCGCCAGCGACTCCACCTGGGGCAAACTCCGGCTCGGGCCGACCGTTCTTCTCACCGGTTCCAGCACCTATTACCAACTCTCGTCATCGAGCCTCGGGTACTACGACGCCAACACTCATTACTTCCGCAGTTCACCCGGTGCCGACTATGTGTCGATCGGTGCCGGTCCCACGATTGGCTTCCCTGGTGGCAACAAGATCGACGTGTCCGGCACCGAGTTGCGGATGTGGGGTGGTGCGACCCTCACCGGCTTCGGCAATACCCTGTCCTGGTTGAACTCGGCTGGCAGCGGCTGGAAGATGCGCCACGACGCCAACGGATATTTCGAGGTCTGGGGACCGAACTCGACGTTTCATCACAGCGTTTACAGTGACAACGAGTTCTACTCCGGCACCAACTGTTGGTTCCGTGTGCGCGGTTCCGGCACCGGTCTCTATTGGGAGAGTTTCGGCGGCGGCTGGCATTGCAACGACAGCGTCAGCGTGAAGGTCTACGGCTCCAAGATCATCTACTCCAACGTGTGGGCTGGGAACGTCTACTACAACCAGCCGTTCTTCAATGACGCGAGCGCTTCGATGTCGGGCTACGGGTGGCATCCCGGTGGTGTCGCTGGGTGCCTGCGGATGCAGACCAACAACCCGCGCTACCACATGAACAACGTCAACTGTGACGGCTACTACGACGTGCTCGCGGTCAACTTCGTGCTGTCCTCGACGGAACACGGCAAGCAGGAAATCGTGCCCGTCGTGCGTTCGCTGCCCGCCACGCTCAACCCGGTGGCGACGATGGTGCGCAGCTTGCGACCGGTGTGGTATCGCACCCGCGAACCACTCACGATGACCGAGGTTCCACCGAAGCCCGACGACATGGACCCCGATGAGAGTTACCGGCCGCTGCCCGAGGATATGCCGATCCATGTCTGTCGTACCGAGGGCACCAACAGCTGCGGGCACACGCCTGACGATCCGTGCAGTTGGCGCATCAACTGGCTGCGCGGTCATCTCGGATTCGTTGCCGAAGAAGTCGAGCAAGTGCTCCCGGCGCTCGTGACACTCGACAACGACATGAACCCCGATGGTGTCGCGCTCGGATCGCTGGTCGGCCTCGCCTACGCCATGCTGCAAGAACTCGATACTCGACTCACCGCCTTGGAGGCAGCATGAGTGATCAACAGGAACAGCCCACGATCGACGACGTGTGGCTCAATCGGCTCGCACAGAAGATCGGTGTGCTCACCGCACAGAACGAACGACTGATGTTGGAGAACGAAGCGCTGCAAGCACAGTTGCAGCAGCAGACCGCATCGACCAACGGTGAATACGAAGGAGCCATCGCATGAGTCAGAACACCGTCGCCCGCGCTGCCAACGATCCCGACCTGCAGAAGCGCGTGCAAGCCGCCGTGTACTCCGAAGCGATCGCCAACCCCGATCTGCAAGACACGCAGTTCGCCACGCAGGTCAAGAACGGCGGTGGCAATCTGACCGGCCTGTATTGGGCCGTCGCCGACGCCGTCGACTTGGAGTACGAGACCGGCATCAACAACGGGCGTGGCTCGCCTGGCTACGACGACGATGTCGTCAGCGACGGTGCGATCACATCGGCCGTCGTCGCCAACTGGCCTCCCGACACGTTCACCGTCCCGCCTCCCGCTCCGTGACGATCGCCGAGACCGACTACTCGTTCGAGGAAATCTTCAACGAGCGTGAATGGCGCAAGTGCGCGCCTAACACGCAGGACCCCGCCAAACTGCTCGACGGCTTCATCTACTTCGCCGAGAACTACTGGTTCATCCGCCACCCAGAGAAGGGCCGGATCAAGTTCGAGTTGTTCGAAGCGCAGATCGAGACCGTGCAGTCGTGGCTCAACCATCGCTACAGCCTGATCCTCAAAGCACGCCAGATCGGCTTCTCGACGCTGCTCGCCGCGTTTGCATTCTGGCTCACGTTCTTCTTCGCTGATCGTCCGGTGCTGATGTTGTCGCGCACCGAACGTGAAGCGGTGAAGCTGCTCGGCAAATCGAAGTACGGCTACCAGTTCCTGCCGGAGTGGATGAAGTATCGCGGCGGTCCCGTCAATCAGACGATGACGACGATGCAGTTCACCAACAACAGCTACATAGAGTCGCTGCCATCAGCGAGCGATCCGGCCCGTGGCGAATCGGCGTTCCTTGTTGTCGTCGACGAACTGGCCTTCTTGCCGAACTCGGAGGAAGCCTGGGGCGCGATCGAACCGGTCGCCGACGTTGGTGGACGGATCATCATGCTCTCTACTGCAAATGGTGAGGGCAACCTGTTCCACCGTCTGTGGGGCGAAGCGATCAGCGGCAACAACCGCTTCGAGCCGCTGTTCTTTCCGTGGTCGGCGAACGGCCGATCGCAAGACTGGTACGACGCCAAGAACGCCGAACTCCCCGACTGGCAGATGGCCCAGGAATACCCCGACAACCCCGAGGACGCGTTCCTGAAATCAGGACGCCCGGTGTTCGACCTGCGGATGCTGCGCGAGATTGATTCGTCTGATCCACTCACGCGCGGCTACCTGACTGCCGAACTTCGCTTCGTAGAAGACGGGGGTGCCCTGCGGGTATGGGCGTGGCCCAACAACGACGATCGTTACGTCGTGGGCGCAGACCCGTCCCAGGGGTTGGAGCACAGCGACAAAGCATCGGCTCACGTCATCAATGCTCGCAACGGTGAGGTAGTAGCTCATTGGCACGGGATCATCGACCCCGACCTGTTCGGCTCCGACATCCTCGTTCCGCTCGGGCGCTTCTATCGACAAGCCCTGCTCGGGGTGGAATCGAACAATCATGGACTGACCGTCCTGAAGGCGATTCAGCGCGCCAAGTACTTCCCCATCTATTACGAACGATCCCCGAAGTACAAACACTCCGTCCCAACCGACGTACTTGGGTTCCACACGACGCAAGTTACCAAGCCGCTCATGATCGACGAGTTGGCGAAAGAGCTACGCCCCGAGGGCAGGTTGCTGCTGCACGACGCCGAGACACTCGCCGAGTTGCGAACCTACGTCCGCACCGACAAAGGCAAGATGCAGGGATCACCGTTCGATGACCGTGTGATCAGTCTCGCGATCGCGGTGCAGATGTTGAAGTTCGTGTGGTTCTCCGAGTTCCAGCCCAAGCGCGAACCGCCGCCGATGAGTCTCGGCTGGTGGCAGAAGCAGACATTCGGTCAGTCGTTCGACGATGTGATCAGTAACAAGCGCAAAGGTTCAATCACCAAGGATCGGGAACCAATAGGGAAGTTCGCCGTCCGGCGAACATGAACGTGCCACAATCACGGCAGGAGATAATCCCATGACGAGCAAGACCAAGGACAACGACAGGGAATCGGGCAGCGATCGCGGTCCCGGCAATCTTCGTGAAGGCGAAGTGATCGGCGGCGACGGCAAGGTGTACAGCACCGACAGCCCCGAGGTAGGCAAAGAGAATCCCTTCCGCGCAGGCGAAGGTGTCAACCAACAGGATGAGCAGTACGCGGTGCTGAACGAGGGTGCGAACCCGGTCGAGGCCGCGCGCAAGCGCACAGGAGACAACAAGGACGAGTGATGTGATGGCAGAGACCTTCTTGCAGACGCAGAAGGCCCATGCACCGGGGCGACATCAACGGTCGGGGCAACGAAGTGACTACCGCGGTTACCCCGACGACGGGATGCCCTGGGGACAGAACGGATGGGAGTCGGGGGTTGCGCCCCCGGCTCCTGCGGGATTGGCGCTCACGACACTGACGCCCACAACGGGCGTGGTCTTCGTGGAGGCAGCCCTCACGATCACCGGATCGGGGTTCGTGACAGGCGCGGTCGCCTACACTGGAGCGATCGCGATGACGAACACCGTCGTCGTCAGCCCCACGTCGATCACTTGCAGCTTCCTACCGACCGCAGCGATGTCCTACGACATCACCGTTCATAACCCGGACGCTCAGGTGTCGAACGCTTTGGTGTTCACATCGACCGCCGCCCAGGAAGATGTTCTCGATGGCACCATCGACGACGTCAAGGCGTACGTCAACGGTCTCGCCAACAACGACTTCCGTGACGACATCATTCAGAACTTGCTCGACCGCGAGCGCGCCAACAGGAATCGGGCCACGCTCGTGACGTGGCTCGACCAGCAAACCGGAGTGACGTGAACTGTGCCTGCGGAAAGCAGGCCGAATCGGGGCATGACGAGTGTTTCCGTTGTCGGGTAAGAGGCGTCGGTTTCGCCTTCCGCGGCGGGGCGCTCGTCGGCCACGGCGGATGGCACAAGACCAAAGGCGAGTACCTGCGCGAACATCTCGGCACCGACAACGAGCGCGAGTTGGCGCGTAGGACGGACGTGGAACGGTTGTGAAGACCCAGGCGGAACTGCTGCGCTTCTACCACCACGAGTTGAAGCGATCGAAGAACTGGCGCACATCGAAGACGACCAACTACGACAACGCCTGGAAGCGCTACATCGACCTGTATCAAGGCCGGTATCTCGACAGCGATCCGTCCACCGACGCGCTCGTCGTCAACATGATCTTCGCCACGATCAACGTGATGGCCCCGGCCGTGGCGATCAACAACCCGCGCTTCGTCGTCAACGCCCGCAACCCCGAGAGTGGCTTCACGGCGATCATCACCGAAGAAGTGCTGAACTGGCTGTGGCGCACCTACGACTACCAGCGTGAGTTCCGTCTGTCGATCCTCGATTGGCTGCTCGTCGGCCACGGCTGGATCAAGACCGGATACCGCTGGACGAAGACGCCGGAAATCAAACCGGCCGACGTCGATCAGCCCCAGGCCGAGACCGAGGCTGGGCCCGAAGAAGGCATCGACGACCGCGAGGACAAAGAGGGCAACGTCGAGTCGGAGATGCTGCAGACCGACGACGACCGCCCGTTCATCGAGCGCATCAGCGTGTTCGACATGTTCGTCGATCCCGACGCTCGCCACCCGAAAGAGATGCGCTGGATCGCGCAGCGGACGTGGCGTCCCGTGCAGGACGTGCAGGTCGACAGCCGCTACTCGGCCTCGGTGCGCAAGCGTGTCGGTGGCTCGTCGTGGTCACGCTGGGACTCCGACAGCAGCGACGCCCGCGACGGTAGCGAGAAGCCCGACCAGGGCGCGATCCGCTTCGCCGAAGTGATCGAGTTCTACGACCTGCGCCGCAACAAGGTCTGCACGTTCGCGCTGACCGGCAGCGACGACGACGACGACCCCGGCTACCTGATCAAGCCCACCAAGATTCCGTACGCGTTCGGGCATCCGTTCGTGATGCTGCGCAACTACGAGATTCCCGATCACTTCTACCCGATGGGCGACGTGTGCCAGATCGAGTCGCTGCAGTTGGAGTTGAACGAGACCCGCACGCAGATGTTCAACTACCGCAAGAAGTTCCGTCGTGCGTGGCTGTACGCCCGCGACCGTTTCGATACGGACGGCATCGAAGCGATGGAGTCCGACCGCGACAACATCATGATCCCCGTCCAGGGCGATACCGACCCCGAGTCGGCGATGCGTCCCGTCCCGGCGATCATCACCCCCGCCGAGTTCTTCGATCAGTCGGCGATGATCAGCAACGACCTCGATCGTGTCTCAGGCGTCAGCGACTACCAGCGCGGTCAGCCGCAGCAGCAGATCAAGCGCACCGCCACCGAGGCGGCGATGATCCAAGACGCCGCCAATGCGCGCGCCCAGGACCGGCTCGCCAAGGTGGAAGGCGTCCTGTCCGAAATCGGTGAGCGCATCGTCGGCCTGATGCAGCAGTACACGACCGGCGAACAGGTCGCTCGCATCGTCACGATGCCCGTCAAGGGCTGGGTCAACTTCGATGCTGACCGCCTCAAAGGCGAGTTCGACTTCGAAGTGCAGGGCGGTTCGACCGAGCCTCGCAACGAGACGTTCCGGCGTCAATCGGCGCTGCAGATCGTCGATGTCTCGGCACCGTTCATGCAGGCCGGTGTCGTCAACATGCCCGCGCTCTATTCGGAGTTGCTGCAGAAGGGCTTCGGCATCAAAGACGCCAGCCGCTTCGTGCAGACACCGCCGCCACCGCCACCGCCCGAAGGCGCCGATCAGTCGTTGCAGCAACTCGGTGGTGAGCCGCCTGGCCCACCACCGATGCCGCCTGGACCGCCGCCAGAAATGCAAGGCGCACCGCCGATGCCACCAATGCCGCCAGAGATGATGGCAGCGATGATGGCGCAAGGACAAGGACCGCCGCCAGAAGAAATGATGGCCGGTGGTGGACCGCCAATGGAGGCAATGCCCCCGGTCTGATTCGTGTGTGGCTATGATCCGCTCACACCACGAACAAATCCAAAGGGGCACTCGTGAGTGATGCACCAGCCTCGTTCGAGGCGCCGGTAGAGGGCGGTCCCGCTGAAAGCGGACAAACCGAGTACTCGCCAGAACAGTCCGAAACACCATCCACACCAGCAGCACCCGAGTATCTCGAACTCGACGATTCGATTGCCAATAGGCACGTCAAAGTCAAAGTCGATGGCGAGGAAATATCGGTTCCGCTGTCGGAAGCGCTACAGGGATACCAACGGCAGGCGGCGTTCACACGTCACAGCCAGGAACTCGCGGAACAACGCAGAGAGCATGAAGATGCGCTGCGACTCCATCAAGCGATGACCCAGAATCCGGGTCTCACGATCCAGATTCTCGCCAACCGGGCCCAGATGTCAGTCGAGGATTACCTCGGTCTGACACCGCAGCAGCAGCGAGACGCTGTTGCGGATCAGGAGCCCGAGTTCGACGATCCCTTGGAACGCGAACTGCATGTCGAGCGCCGCGCACGCGAAGCACTCGAACAGCGATTCGCACAGCGCGAAGCCGACGAGCAGTTGGGTCGGGCGGTGTACGGGCTGCAGCAGCAGTACGGGTTGAACCAGGATCAGGTCAGGGCGGTCGTCGGCCAAACCATGCAAATGGGATTGGGCATCGACTATCTACCGATGGTGTACCAGTCGATGGCGTTCCAGGCGATGCAGCAAGCGCAAGCAGAACAGCAAGCGCAACAGCAACAGACTGAGGCCCAGCGGCAAGCGGCGGCGGCGCAAGCCTCCGCGGTGGTCGGCAACGGAACTGGCGTGAACGGTG